GGGGATGGCTATATAGCCATCCCCATCGAAAACCCTTTACCGTGTTTGGGAGGTGCAAACTCGGACGCAAAGAAGGAGCGTGTTAGCGTAGCTACGAATCCTCCCCATGAGAACAGTTACATTTCTGTTCATATCGGGGACACTCCACCGGAGCCTGTCGGGAGGTGGAGGGATGAGGAGAAGGAAAATAGGCCTGCTAGGCAGGAATTGCGTCGCAAAGCAATTAAAGACTCCGAAGAGAGGGGTCGCTTGGAGGCGGAGGGAAACAATGATGGTATCGAAGAACACAAAGCCATCATGGTTGAAGAATTTTTGGCTGCCCAAGCTGAAAAAGACGCCAACATTGATGATAAGTATGTTGTCCCGTGGTTATTAACTCAGAGCACTGGTTATTACACCCGTCAAGTTGACGGAGAGGTAGTCTATTATTTTTTGGACGGGCCTGAAAACCAGCATTATGGTCTTAAAGGCGTTCCCATTGGGTTTGTCTACAACATGTTGCCCAAACACAACTTTGTTTGTAGACTGTTATACGAGGGTGGGAAACGTGTTTTGTTAAAAGACCACTCAGAAGTGGGGAGAGTTTTGGGGAAGGATTGGGCGGCAGAAGAGGGTGCGCAGGACGTCTGGTTGGACAAGGCTGTAGAGGCCGTTATCCCGCACGTTGTCGGATCAAAATTTGATTCCGAAACTCATTCTCTTACTAACCGGGCGCTGGTTTACTTGAGCGATACTATCAAACCCTGGCCAAAAGCTAGGGAACAAATAGCTCAACGATTGCGCTCACCTTCCTTTATGGACAAAGTTGTCCAGTACCACCGGGAGCGCAGAGTACTTGCTCCAGCGGTGGTTGAAGCGCGTTTGAATGTTTTGGGAGGGAGCATTCTAGCCAGCGATGGTGATATTGAGGAGGCTCTGAAGCGAATCAAAAACGAAAAGAAGATGAGAAACCATTATTTGGCCTATTTCCTATTGTTTTTGTTCGTGGTCAACATCTTCTTTGAGCTATACCTGCACGCCTTTTGGGTGCTGGTGGTTCTGGGGGTGTTAGTTTTCTTGATGACGCGCAGGCGAAAGTATGACGAGTCAAAGGTGGCCGTTCTGGTGGAATCTTTCAACCAAGGCGGTTCTCGTGCTCGTTTTGCTTCCGTCCTTTCACTTGCCCCCTCATGCAGTGGGCTGTTGCGCCAGGAACCAGGCCTGGTCAACGGCGAGGGTGGTTACAAGGTGAAAGTAAAATTTGCTCCGGGTCTTGAACCCTGTAGGGATTTGAAGCCCTACACCCCTTACGGGAGCATCATCACTGCGGCGCCTATGGTTGTTCCAGCGTGTTGTCATCACGACATCAATAACGCTGCCGCTATAAGATTTTTGTTCCCACGGGAGCAACGCACTGATTACGTGCGAGCGGTCATAGGTCATGCCCAGGAGTGGTTACTCCCTCTTTTCCAACGCAATAAGTCACAGTGGTGGTATGTTAGCCGTGCTGAATGGTTATCACACTTGCAGGGCAAACGTCGGTCAATGCTGGTCAACGAGCCAGTCGCCGTTAACCTCTGGGGTCACAATCCCATTGACGCGTTTGTTAAGAGGGAGGCGTATTGTGGCAAGACGCCGGAGTCTTTCAAACCCCGTATGATTATGGGAAGGAAATTAGGTTACCAGAACGTTGTCGGACACTATATGTATAGTGTGAGTAAGTTTGTGGGCCGCGTATTGAACATCAATACGGATACCTTCTACGTATCAGGAAATTCGCCAGCCGAGGTTGGCGAGTTCGCCACGAAGCTTTTCTCCAGGAAGAAGTACGTCTACGAAAGCGACGTTTCAAACTGGGACGGTTCTCTTCACCCTTTCTGGCGTGATTTTGAGATATGGTTCATTGAGAATTGTGTTCCCGTAGAATGCCCGCGTTGGGCAGAGGTGAAGGCTATGTGGAAAAATACGGTGGTGCAAGGACCCAAAGGGTTCCAAATGAAGACAAATTTTTGTCGTCATTCAGGTGACATGTGGACTTCTTTCATGAATAGCATCATAAATCTGGCTATTGTGAAATTTGTCGCGCCTGATGCTTTAGCGGGCGTTTTGGGCGATGACAATTTCTGGGGAACAGATAGTGAAATCTCTGGGGAAGAAGTCGTGTCGATGTACCAGAAAATTGGAATGAAAGTGGAAATTATAAAACGACCCTCGATAGAACAATTAGAATTTTGTTCTGGACGGTTTTACCTCACGGACAAGGGTTATGTTTGGGGGGTCAAGCCGTTCCGACTTTTAGCCAAGTTCGGTCTTAATCTAAATCGGCGCAGAAACCACCGTGAATTGTTGTACGGCACTGCCCTTAGTATGTTACCAGTGGCTAATCATGTCCCCCTCATTGGAGAAGTACTCAGGGGGATAGTCGCGTCGGGTTGTCGTGAGAGGTTGGTGGCTGACTACTCCGATGGTTGGACTGGTGATTGGAGGATGAGAGATACTGAGGTTTTCGATCCCTCGCCTGCTTCTTATGCCCAATTTCAGACACTTTACTCTCTAACCCACAACGAAATGGTGGACCTCTTCAACGTTGTGCAGATTATATCAAAGATGGGACTTGACGCGTTTCCGGTCCGTCTTGAAGGCATGACCTGGTTGAAGGGATTTGACGTTGATTGCGGGACGCAATCTTCGAGGTTAGTTGCTATGCAACCCCTAAGAGACGAGACACCTTTTGTGTCCGAACCTATTCCATGGGTTCCTCTCCTAGTGGCACCGGTACTCGAAGAAAGCTTGAAAAATTGCTGGCCTTGGTTAGCCATTGTGTTCGGAGTCTTAGAACGAAGATGGGCTAATCTGGCTTTGCATTGCGTGACTGCGGCCGTGGGGAAATTTTCCCTGCCATTAGCAGTAGGCCTTCACGCATTGTTTAATTACCGGGTATGGAGGAATAATGTTGATTACGACCGGAGAATGCAATCCAACTATGCAGACACCGTGCGCTCATTATTGACAGAGGGAGGCCTATTTAGGCCTATGCTTGATTGTTCGCCCTCTTTAAACACAAAGGATAACAAGTTGTTGGTTTCAGCGTTTTCAGGATGGAACACGCTGTGCAAAAGTTTTTCATTCAAGAACACAAAGAAGAAGGGGACGAAACCCCGCAAAAACAACAACCCGTCACGAAAGAAGCAAAAAGGTTCCTTAGGAAGATCTCTTTTAACTGGAGGTTTAGGAGCTTTGGGTGGCCTTCTTGGACCAGCTGGTGCTCGTGTAGGTGCCAGTCTGGGTGATTGGGGTTCTACCATGCTTGGCATGGGTGACTACTCAGTTGATAAAAACTCGTTGGATCATGGTCAAGGGGTACCCGTTATGCACAATGGACACAAGTCTATGCGCATTTCCCATAGGGAGCTTCTGACTGATATAACTGGGAGCACGGCGTTCGCGTCTAGGAAATTTGTCATTAATCCTGGAGCTTCTCAAACTTTTCCATGGCTCTCTGGAATGTCTAAACAGTTCCAGAGTTATAAAATTCATGGTTTGGCTTTCGAGTTTGTTTCGACCTCTGCTGATGCTCTGAATAGTGTCAATACAGCTCTTGGGTCAGTGATTATGGCCACTCAGTACAATGTTTCCTTGCCCGACTTTACTAGTAAGGCGCAAATGGCCCAATATGAATTTTCTTGCACTACTCGTCCTTCACGTTCACTTGTACACCTCGTGGAGTGTGACCCTAAGTTGCAAGTAATGGACCATCTTTATACACGGGATGGTGCTTTGCCAGCAGGGGCTGATTACCAGTTTTATGACTGGGGAAACTTTTATCTGGCGACAGTTGGTATGCAAGCTGCCGCCACCATTGGTGAACTTTGGGTCACTTATGACATTGAGTTCTACAAACCACGGATTGATGGCTCCGGAAGTTATCCCGGAGATTTTACCAGGATTTCAAACGGTCCTTACAGTCTCGCGAATCCTCTTGGAGACATTCAGCGGGATCCCGTGGGTAATTTGGGGGTTACGATCGCCAGTTCTGGTGCTGGTTTTGGTCGCATTTATTTTCCCCCGACTATATCCGCCGGTCGGTACATGGTATCGGTCGTCTGGAAATACACCAGCGGCTCTCTCGTTTTGGCGGGGTCCTCCCAGACCAATCTAACGGGCCAGCCAACGTGGGAGCTGGGCCAGGCCACTTATGAATTAGCGTATGGCTCAACCCGCACGATTTGGACAACTATGTATACTGTCGATACCTACTCTCCTGTTGGATCGTACGTCGATTTGAACATCACTAGTCTTCCGGTAAGTCCTGCCACGGTTGACGTCATCGTTGTTGCGTTGCCGTTGAGAGATGCTGCTTTTTAAAAGTTTGTGCCTAACAAACTTGGTTTTGCCCGGTTGTACTTAACAACTGGGATACTGGTCCCTGACAAAGCTGCGAATTATACCGATGCAGTACCAGTAGGGCAAGGGGGGGTTGTGTGTAGT